TGGCTCACCCGCGAGGCCGACCTAGTCTCGCTCGCAGGAGATTGGAAAAATGCAGATTCAAGTCGCCGAGCCGCAGCACTAGAAGCCGCCACGGAGACATGGGCGAAGGGCCTGTACGAATTCGTGCAAAAGAAAATGCAGGAGCGCGAGGCCCGCGACATCGCCCGCGCCGAGGCTATCAGTGCCACGGGCAAGAAAGGTGATTATGTTGACCGCAGAAAGCGAGTCTCCGAGGACAACGGCCTGCGCGGGAAAATCCACGGATGGTTTATGAATACCATCTCATGGGATCAAGCGGTGAATGTCCTATTCGGGCATGAATCACCGATGGCGATCCGGCTTTCAGACGGACAGCGCAAGGCGGAATACGCAAAGATTGATGCCATACAAGCCAAGGAGGATGCAGTGCATGACCTCTTCACCAAACTGGCTGGCGGCAAGAGGGTCGATGGGGAACGCCTCATGTGGAACATGAGCCAACCATCGATCCCGGCAAACGGATTGAATCTTTCCGAACTCGATGCGCTTTCCGCAACGATGATGTGGGCGCAGGAGGACGGTCGCCGCCACATGATTGGGGAACTCGATGAAAACGGGAACCCAATCAGCAAATGGCACTACGACCAGCAGTTCATTGACAATATCGAATCCCAGTTGTCACCAGAGGCGAAAGCCATTCGCGACTTCTTGTTGAACAATTACGGCAAGGAATGGTTTTTGATCAATTCTGTTTTCCGTGAAATGAACGGGATCAACCTTCCGCGCATCCCCAATTATTCGCCGATCACCGTTGCACCAATTAACGCACCATCAGGAATGGTCACCGATCCCGTGACCGGCAATGCCGTTTCCGCAACCAGCATTTCCCCTGGCGCTCTCCGCACCCGTGGAGTGGCAATCGCCGAGCCGGTCTTCCGAAATGTGATCCAAACATACCTCGCGCACACGCGCCAGATGGAACATTGGAAGGCATTTGCTCCGTGGATCAAGGAGGCTAACGGCATCCTCCGCAACCGTGATGTCCAGAACTCAATCAAAGAAGCGGGCGGCGAAGAGGCAACCGAAGTCCTTAACCGATACCTCGATATCTTTGCCCAAGGCGGGAATCGTGACGCCTCGCTCGGTCTGGAGATTTCAAAAACCATGGGTGGCATGGCGAGTCGGGCCGCGCAAGTGGCGCTCGTCGGGCGAGTCGGAACGCTCGCTATTCAAACTACGCAGATCGGAGCCGCAAGCGCAGAACTCCCTGTTGGAGCATACTTGTCGCGCCTCGGCAAACTTGTGACCGGCAACCTTGGATGGGGCGACGCCATCAACTCAAAATACATCCAGCGCCGGATAAAGCAAATGCCAGTCACCGTCCAGATAGCTATGGAAGGCTTGAAAGCGGGCAAGCCAAATGAACTCAAACACCAAGTCGAAAAAATCGGTCAACTCATCGGTGGAACCGACGCACTCTGGACTGCGGGAACCTACGCCATGGTCTACGATTACCAACTCGGACAAGCCAAAGCGCTCGGCTACACCGGCAAGGCCGCAGAGGACTACGCCGAAAATATCGCCGAGCGAGTCACCGACCGACTCGCGCAGCCAACCCGTATGGGAACTCGCTCAATCTATGAACTGACAGCTACAAATCCCGGCGCTCGCCTTGCTTGGGCGTTTGCATCCGAGTCGAGAAAGAACCTCGCTTTGCTTGCATACACCAAGGCCAATCGGCCTCTCAAGAGGTTCCTTGCGGCCACGGCAGGATATGTCTTTTTCAACTTGGCCATGGGAGCATTGATCCGAAATGCGTGGAAGGACATGAAAGACGACGGCGACGACGAGGACGATTTATTTGACGAAAAAACATGGAACTGGAAACGCATGGGCGTGGCCATGCTCACGGAGCCACTCCAAGGCATGCCGCTCCTCGGCGACTACACCGAGAAAGGAATCAACGCCGCCCTCGGCCAATACCACCAAAGCTCCGACCTCATCAGCTTTGAGCGTGGTGTCCGGGCCATTAAGCACATCCCCGACATCATCGATGGCGAACGTGACATGGAAGGTGTCCTCAAGGACATCGACGGCATGGTTTCCCTTATGGGGATGTTCAACCAGAGCGCCGCCGCAGCCGCATCGCTCACACATATTGCCTCCGACTTTTTCGGTGTGGCAAAGAACGCCAAAACCGAAGATTGACAGCTTGTCTGTTTTGACTGATACCAAATTCAAATGATCGCACTACTTTACATATTGGATCGGCTGTCGGAGAACTCGACGTGGAGGGGAATAGTTTTGCTTTGCACGGCAGCGGGTTGCCAGTGGTCTCCAGAGTTCCAGAACCAAATCATCGCAGCGGGTCTCTCGATCATTGGGGTCATAAACGTGCTACGCAAAGGCAAATGACCAACCGTAATTTTCCATGGGAACGGTGATGACACCGCGCTGGATCGCCGCAGGAATGATCCTCTTCGCCTTTGCCTGTCTGGTGATGGCGTTCTTGACTTCCTGCGTCAGCGTTCCAGTCCCGCCATTCGGTGAGCGTGTGGGCGAGATGGGGAGTCTGCAATTTTCGCTCGGCGTCAAATACCTTCCCGCAGTCCAACCAGAGCGACCCGGAGACGCCAACCTCGCATTCGCGTGGCAGAAATTCGGCGAAGCCAAAGCCCTCAAGGACAAATGAACCACCTCCTCGCAGAGATCGCCGCATCGCAAGTCGGAGTCCGTGAAGTGGGCGGAAACAACAACGGCGCAGCGATCCGCAACTTTCAGAAAGCGACCAACCTCAAGCCTGCCGATTGGCCATGGTGTAGTGCGTTTGTTTGCTATTGCATTTCCGAGTGGCTCGACAAGCCCGGCGTCCGCGAGTGGCTCAACCTCCAATCCTCCACGCCGGAGGAATGGCGTCCCAAGACCGCGCTCGCCTACGGCATGCTCGACTGGGCCAAGGCCCGCCCGAAGACCACTATCATCCTCCACGACCGCGAGTGGGCAAAGCCGGGCGACATCGTGGTCTTCGACTTCAGTCATGTCGGCATCGTCGAATCCGACAGCGGATACCAGATCGTGACCATTGAGGGAAACACCAATGGGCGCGGCGAGCGAGACTCGGAATCGGGAGACGGGGTTTGGCGAAAGGTACGCCAGAAAACACTCGCCAGAAATTTCATCCGCATCCGCCCTGTGGCAGTTTGACTGCGCCAAACTCCCCTTTTCGACTAAAAGTCGAATTCTGTGTATGTAACTCATTGATCGGACTTTAGCAAGTCGTTGAAAATGCCCTTGATGGACAACAATGGACAACGAAAGCGCAAAGCACTGCAAGCCAACGCCTGTTTTTCGACTCGAAATCGAACGTAGGGTAACCTACCGCGGGTTCGAATCCCGCCCCTTCCGCCACCTCTAGACAGCGTCTAGAGCCTTTATCTAAGCACTCAGACGGACTTCCTTTATTGTTGCTTGATGTTTGTTCATTTTGTTTAATATTGGCTTGTAAGTGCAGCTTCCGGACAACAGCGGACAACAGCGAGCAACAATAAACAATATGAACCTAGCCCCATTTATCGTGTCGCCTTACCCAGCCAGACCGAACTCGCCTTGGAAGATGGAGGTGAGGGCGGCTTTTGCAGGGAAAAAAATACGCAGATTCTTTGCTTCCGAACAGGAAGCTTTTGAGGAGGGGGAAAGGTTGGTGTCACTTATTCGCGAAAAAGGCACACAATCTTTGACGGAGCGAGAGGGGGTTACGGTATCGCAGGCCGCGACATTGTGGGCTAGGGGAGTGGATGGAAAAAGTAAAAGCCACAGAGATAAGGTTACAGCAACCCAGATCGCGCTTATGCGGCAATTCAAGTGTCGCATCGATGATGTGACCTCGATTGAGGTAGAGCGATGGGTGAAGGACATGGGTAAGACGGAGACGAGCCGGTCGATGTGGTTTCGTTATGCGCGGATGTTCTTTCGCTGGTGCTATCGCATGCGGTTCATTGACCGCTCGCCGCTCGATGGCGTTCGACCACCAAGAGCAACTCCGGGAAGGAATATTTTGACTGCTGAAAAAATGATATCCCTTCTCAAGGCTCCGATGCCGGACGATGTAAAGGCGCTTATCCTTTTGGGTGGGTTCGCGGGCCTGCGGACTATAGAGGTGTCTCGGATGAATTGGGAAGATATCGATGTGAAGACAAAGCAAATCTATATCCGAAAGGAAGTCTCCAAACAGCATGAAGGCATGCTGGAGCGGGTGGTCGATATGACTGAGCCGCTGATGAAGCGCAAAAAGTTTTTCGAGAAGAAAACAGGGCAGATCGTGAGCGGGTCGCTAGAGGCGCTCTACGAGAGAAGGAGGAAGGTTGTGTTGGCGTTGGGGTGGGAGGGGTGGCCCGACAATGCGATGCGGCATTCGTTCGCGACTTATCATCTGGCACGTTGCGGCAATGCTGGTCTCACGGCATACCAGATGGGGCATACATCTCCAACGATGGTGCAACGAGTCTACGCTGTTCCCGCTGCCAGAGCGGATGAAAAGGCGTGGTGGAGGATTTAAATTATGCCATACCAAGACAAGAAAACGCAGAAAAAATTCATGGCGCGGCAGTACAGGACGAAGTACGCCACGGACCTTGCTTTCAAGAATTCCGAGGCGAAACGGAAGTCAGATTGGTATCAAAAGAATCGGGAGCGTCTCATTGCCAAAGTGCTGGAGAATCGGGCGAAGAAAGTGAAGGGTGCTTTGTGAATAAAAAGAATTGCGGGCTAACAAAATTTTACCCCCCCCCGCAATAGGGTTGGTTTGTTAGGTCAATGACTTTTCCTATCCAACCTTTCGGGAGGGCTTCTTCGCTTGAGTTAATGGCCCAGAACCGGAAGTCTCGGAGGCTGGCCGGATCACTACACCAGCATCCGACTTGGCTTTTCCCTCTTCTATTTCTTGAAAGTGCAAACGCCAAGCTTGGCGGATACATGTTCGGATGGCTTGCGATGGTGTGACATCGGCCGCATTAACTCTCATTTCATAAGCTATAATGCGGGAAATAATATCTCTGCACTCAGGGTCTAAAGACACTCCTGGCTTTGATACTTTTTCAGCATCTGTTTTTTTCGGACGACCCATGATTTTGAAACTAAACACAGAAGGTGCACCAATGCAACTGATATTATTTACAGTGCACTTGAAAATAAATATCACCCCGCAACGCTAGTGTTCATGCGGATGTCAATAAAAAACTTCATGGTAGGTAAACCCCCCATTGACTTTTTTTATTGATATTAGTGCACCAATATAAAAAAGTGCACTGCATGACAGCAGCAAACAGAAAACAAGGCGCGTGCTTCCCAGCGGAACTTTGGGAGGAAATCAAACGCAAGGCAGACACGGACAACATCACGCCAAGCAAAGTGATCGTCCAAGCCGTGCGTGAAATGGTGGAACGTAAAAACAAACGGAGGGCATCGAAATGATGATCACCGTCACGGAGGCCGCGCAGTACACGGGGTACTCGGAATTCGCGATCCGCGAGTTTTGTCGCATGGGAAAATTCACTGCTGAGAAACCCCGTGGCAATCGGGGTGGGTGGTCGATACTCAAGCCTTCGTTGGAACAATGGTGGATGGCGAAGCGCCGGGCGACCACGAACAGGAGGGCGAAATGAGCGACCCCGCCTACGTCTGCCGATCCATCGGATACTTCCTCGATTTCCTTTGCTCCGTGGGACCGGCGCTGGCGCTCGTCCTAGTGACATGGAGGGTGTCCAAATGACAATTATTGGGACGGTTCCAAGGTCACTTGATACACCCATGGATGTTCAGCGTTTAATGGTGGCTGTAGCCACTTGGGGTCCAGAGGAAGGCGATGTGAGGGGATTTCTCCATCGTGCGTGTCTTGCCACTCCAGCACAAGCCAGAAGCAGTCTTCGTCGTATTGCAGCGGGGATCGACACATTTGAGTCTGCCCTTTGTGGGCCAGCGTGTGGAAGCACTCGTAAAGGGCATCTGGGTCGAACCAATCTGGCAGGATCATTGGGCAATGCTAACGAAGGAAGCACAGGAAGGAAGTCGAAATGAGCGCCACGTTTGGCCTCGCTCTCGCGGTACTGACCCTCGGCTCCTGCTATTCCAGCTATCGCTTGGGACAGGCAGACATTTTGGCGAGGTATCGACGCCACGCCGAGCGCAAACGCCGCTGGCGTGAATTTGAAGATTTCGAGGACTGACCGTCCTCACCACAAGAAAAGCGCCCTGACAGGGGCAAAACACAAGAAAACAAAAAATGAAACTAGCAACATGCAACTGCGCTGAGGTGAAAGATGAAAACGGCAACAAATTGCCAGAAGTAGTCGGTCACAATTGTGACTACATCCGCGAGAGAAACAAACACCTCACTGAGGCTTCCAGCTTCGCTCAAATCGAACTCGATAAGACGGCACTGGAGACGCCAACCGAGAGGTCAGCATTCTTCAATAAAACATTCTCGGCAAAAATGACCGAGCTTTGTGCAGGCATCTAAATGAAAGCGACCCCGAAGGAGGGCAATCCAACGGGGCCAAGTCAAAACCACAAGAAAAGCAGTAATAACAACATGAGCAATACACAACTGACACAACAAGTCAACACACAAGTCGCACTTGGCGACATGCAGGTGATGGCCAACGCCATCGTGAAAAGCGGTCTCTTCGGCATGAAGACGCCAGACCAAGCCTTGGCGCTGATGATCGTGGCGACTGCCGAGGGGCGTCATCCGGGATCGGTGGCGAGCGACTACCACATTATACAAGGTCGCGCTTCGCTGAAGAGCGACTCGATGCTGGCGAGGTTCCAGCAGAGCGGCGGGCGGGTGGAGTGGCACGACCACACAAACGAGAAGGTATCCGCGACCTTCAGCCACCCTGCGGGCGGATCGCTCCGCATCGACTGGGATATGGCCCGCGCCAAGGCGGCAGGGCTGGGCGGAAAGGATAATTGGCGCTCGTATCCACGGCAGATGCTGCGGGCGCGGGTGATCTCGGAGGGGGTCCGTGCGACATTCCCTGCGGTCTTGAACGGGATGTATACGCCGGAGGAGGTTGGTGAGTTTGATGCGCCTAGAACAGCGCCACGCTCGGTGAAGTCCGAGCCGGCGGTGGTGGTCGAGCCTGTTGCAGTTCCTGCGACACCTATCATTGAGGCCGATGTGGTATCAATTGATACCTCATGGGCAGACGAGTTGGAGAAGCGCATTTTCGAGCATGAGCCGAAGGTGAATGCTTTTCTGCTGGCCAAGGGTCAGATCGCCGAGGGGCAGACCTTCCGCGACATCGCGGATGAGGGCTACCGCAACCGGGTGCTGTCGAACACGCCACGTTTCTTGGACGCAGTGCTGAAGGAGGTCGCATAATGAGCGCGACGATTCGACACTCCGCTCTGGACAAGCTCGATCTCTGTCCTTGCTTTGAAAGCAACCCCGTCTCCGGCCCTGCGGCGGAGCGCGGGACTCGGATGGACTTGGCTTTCCGAGGTCTTCTTATGGGGGAGCGCCAGCCATTCTTGGCGCTCTCCGATGAGGAGCAGGACTCAGTCATGTGGGCGGTCACGACTGCGAAGGATTTGGCACAGGGTCATCCGATCATCAGCGATGAGTCGCAACTCAAAGTTGTCACTCCGCACCTCTCCCATGTGGGAACGGAGGATGCGCGGGTCGAGGCGCTTTGCTTGAGCATGGACCTCAAGTCGGGCCAGCCACGCAGTTATCATAAGCAGCAGGCGGCATACGCTCTCGGCAACATGGCTCGCACCTTCACTGACAAGTGGGAATGCGTGCTGCTCTTTTGCGACCAGCAGGAGGTGGTCCACTACACTTACACTTACGAGGAGGCCGAGCAATGGGTGAAGGGAATAGTTCAGACTGCGAACGATCCAAACAAGCAACCCTGCGCGAATGAGTACTGCGCGTGGTGCGTGAAGAAAGACCGATGCCAACAGGTCGTCGAGCCGGTCGTTCAGACGCTGGCGGCTGTGGAGTCGGAGGTCTCGTTGGCCGAGGTGCGGCAGAACGTCCTCGCCGATCCAACTCGATTGGCGAAGGTGCTGAAGGCGGCATCAATCTTTGAGAAGGAGTTTTTGAAACCTCTCCGCGATGCGGCAAAGCAACTGCTGCTCGATGGCGGGTCGCTACCCGGATGGAAGATTCAGCACCAGACCGGCAGCGAGTTTTTCGACCGGATCGCCATCGTGTCGGCAGCGGTTGCCGGCAAGAGCGGCCTAGATGACCTTGTGACCGCGATGGGCGGTGACATGGGCGGCAAGGCATACCGAGAGTGGTGCGAGAAGATGCGCTTGCCTGTGCAGGAGCAGCATGCCCAACGCAAGGCCGATATTGTCAAATTGGTCGAGGACAAGAAAGCGAGGGCGCTCAAATGAGATCACTCTGGCCAGAAGAAGAGGAGTTGCGTGGTCGCGATGGGCAGGCGTGGGTGGAGGCGTTCTCAGTCGTTCCAGAGCACGTTCAGTCGGCGGCTAGGCGGATCGTGTGGTGGGATTTCGTGTCGCTCCATACCATGGCGGATGCGATCCGGCGTGGATTCGGTGTCTTCAATCGCGCTGTCCGCGAGTATGGCGGAAGCGCCCCGACCAACGAGGAAATCGTGGATGCTCTAGTGGCGGTAGGCTACTCGCCAGAACGTGCTAAGAAACGAGTGGGAGGCGTAATATGACGCAGCCAGAACTAGAATTCGGTCACTCCCGCCCTACGCAGGCGAACCAGATATTGGGATACCTGCGCGATGGTAACCGGGTGACGCCGATTGATGCTCTGAACCTCTTTGGTTGCTTCCGGCTGGCGGCTCGCATCTGCGAGCTTCGCAAGGCGGGTTGGCCAATCGGCGAGAGGAAAGTTTTGACACCCACGGGCAAGCGGGTCGCGGAGTATTCATTATGACTAAGCGCCCAGCATTTCAATTCTACCCCGGCGACTGGCTGGGGTCGCAGCGGGTCTCCCTGCTCACGCTGGAGGAAGAGGGGGCGTATCTGCGCTTGCTGGCCTCATGCTGGCAACACGGGTCGATCCCTTCGGCTCCCGACATGATCGCGAGACTTATAGGCAAGGGTAGTTCAACTAACCTTGCAACTACCTTGGCAACTATGTTCCAACCGCACCCCAACAACCCTGCCTTGTTGGTGCATGACCGGCTGGAGAAGGAAAGGGAGAAACAGGATGCTTGGTCAGAAAAATGCCGCGAAGGCGGCAGAAAGTCTGCCGAAATGCGGAAAATCGGCAAGGGTAGTTCAAGTCTAGTTGAAGGGTTGTTGGAAGGTAGTGCCAACAAAAAGGCAACTCTTCAGTCTTCTATTACTATTACTAATACTACTTCTAAAGAAGTAGTAGGCGCTCCGAAAAAATCATTCCTCCTCGATGAGGAGTTCTGGGCCGAGATGCGGCGGCACTACCCCGACATCGATGTCGAGGCCGAGTCTCGCAAGATGGATGCGTGGCTTCTCGCCCGCCCCGGACGCATGAAGACTCGGAAGTTTGTCATCGGCTGGCTCAACAAGGTCGAACCGGCATTGGCCCCAGCCAAAGTCGAGGAGGTCGAGCAATGGTGACCACCTACCAACCTTGTGCGAGCGAGGAATGTTTCGAGTCGGTCCCGCTACCCGACGAGAACGTATCGCGCTACTTCCCAAACCTCCGGGTGCTGTGCGAGGATTGCCTTGCTCGGCATTCCGAGAAGCTCCGAGCGGAGCAGGCCGCAGAGGAGCAGGAGAGGCGGCAGGAGGCGTTCAATGCCCTATGTCCACCACTCTACCGCCAAAGCGACCTCGGACGAATCCCAAACGCCTTCCTGCGCGAATGCGAGGCATGGCAGTATAATCCTGTCGGAATGGGTCTCGTCGGCCCAGCGGGATGCGGCAAGACGAGAGCGGCGTGGGTGCTGCTCAAGCGACTGCATTTCAGCGGGCTTCGCGTCTTCGGGATAACCTCGACTGCCTTCGCCAAAGCGTGCGCCGACCAGTGGCATGACGACCACCAATCCAAGGCGTTGGCCGAGGACATGCTCACCCGCTGCCGCCGCACCAAAGTGCTGCTCCTCGATGACCTCGGCAAGCAGAAGATGACCGAGCGCAGCGAGTTGGAACTCTTCGACCTGCTGGAACACCGCTCCTCCCATGAACTGCCGGTGATCTGGACGGCCAACGCCGCCAAGGGCGACCTCAGAAAAATGCTCTCGTCCGACAGGGGCGAGCCGATCCTCCGGCGGCTCTCGGAGTTTACGAAAATTATAAATTCATGAAACTGAAATTTACTGAAGCCGATATGCTTGCGTGGTTTTTGCGCGAGAGAAAAGATAATTTTATCCAATGTGCAGAGGAATTTGGGTGGGAAAAATCTGAAGCAGAGCAGTTCCACAAAAAGCTAATGGAGTTGGCATTAAATAATTTTCATATATTGAATAAAAACCATGAGATTATTAAGCGGATTTTGGAAGGCGAAAATGTGACAGATGTTGCACGCAGACTTCATATAACATCTTCAAGCGTGCAAGTTAAAATGCGTCGTGTTTTGAAGCGGGCCAACCCCGAAAAATATGAAGCAGGAATTATCTACAGATCAACCAACAACTACATTACACCTCCATTAAAATACCTTCGAGATAATAAAGCGGATTTCGGATTTTAAAAATATCATAAATACATGAATAAGAAAAAAACAGGCGGTTGGATGATCATTGAATTGCCAGATCGATCTATTGCACGCATCGATTTGACACAATTCTTTATTAAAGTCGCAAAGTTAATGATTCAAAACAAAGCCACATGGCAAAAACACTTCATAAAAAATGGGGCAAAAAAAGAAGACCTACACAATTACACATTTAATGAAGCAATGGAAGAAATGTCACTCAATGAACAAGAAATATGTGATTATATTCAAATGATGAATTGGAATGATGTTAAGGAATTTATAAAAATAGAACGCAAGCCTTCATTGCGTGAATTATGGTCTGAATGGCGAGATGATGCCGTTCTTTGGACAGATGGAGATGTGAGGGAATGGAACCCACCTGTTTTGTAAGCACCACAACAAAGTTTTGACTGATACCAATCTCCCCAACATAAACAACCAAACCACATGACAACACACGAACTCGCAGAACAAACCAAATACGTCACCTCGGCAGGCAAATTCATTGCCAAGGTGAAGCAACCCGGCAACGGATGGCTGGGCAAGACGAAGACCGGCACGGATTTCATCCGTCTCCCGCTCCTCATTGACGATCCGGCGAGCGACCAGCACGGACGCGAAATCGTCTGGCAGGGATGGCTCTCGGAGAAGGCGGCAACACGGACGGCGAAGACCCTCGATGAGGCTTTTGGCCGCGAGTGGGACATCTCCTCACTCTCCTCTGGCAAGTCGCCATTCCTCAACCAGAAGTGCCGGATCACCATCGAAGCCGAGGAGGGAGAGGACGGCAAGGTGCGTCTGAAGGTGCGATGGCTCAACCCGCTGGAAGGGGCTGCGGAAACCCTTGCTCCAGACCGCATCGCCACCCTCAACGAACGCCTCAAAATCGCCCGCAATGAAGAAGAAATCTCGTTCTAATCGGGAGATCGTCTGCCAAGGGGCCGCAGGGACAGAATCCTGCGGCTCCGACCGCCTCGACCGGTGGTGGGCGCTCCTCGAAAGCGAGATCAATGAAGCTTGCGCCCGCTTCTGGCAAGCTACGCCAGAACGCCGCAAAATCGAAGCCCTACGCCGAAATGGACCCATGTTTTAAATATGCTTGAATTCACACACCCTATTCCTGTTCTCACGCCGCTAGGCGGGGGATATGCAATCTACGTCCGGGAGTCCGGTACATTTGAAAATGACATCTGGGCCGTGGCGCTGGAGGAGGGCGGACACATCCGCCACTTCCGCAGCGACCAGATCACGCTCTACGCGAATGCCACATTCGACATCGCGAAGGAGACCAATTGAACACCCTTGTCGGACCCCTTCCTCGCCACCTGTATGTATGGGTGGATAGCACCTACACGCATCGGCAACCCTGTGGGTGGGTTCCAGCGGTCTGGTTCGGACTCGTGAGCTATCCGGGGCGCGTGTGGGGATGCACGGTGATGCTGGAGGCAGGGTCGATCTATCGCAACCTGCCCCCTACGGCGATTGCCTTTGATCCCGATCCCGAACCGGACTGGAGTCTGCCACAGGCTCAGTCGTGGGACTGCTACGGAATGGGGTTTTCGGCGCTGGAGTATCCCTATCTCGCGGGGCTACGCTGTGCGGCGAAGTGTGCTGGTGAGGATTTTCAAGGTAGCTACCTTTTCACGGTCTCCCCGGTTGGTGATGCGTTCAGTGCCTACCCGGAACAGGCAAAGGAATTCTCCTTCGTGGAACTCGCCAATGGGAGACTCACGATCCAACCCACCAACCATCTGCTCTTCGACGAAAAGAGTTTCACCAAGCCAGCCGATTGGCCGGTACTGCAAAGACAAAATCAAACCTACCACTGCGAATGAAAACACCACAAACAGATGACATTGCTCGCGGCAACCATGTCGTGCCAACGGAATGGGCGCAGCAACTGGAGCGCGAGCGCGACGAGGCGAGGGAGGAGGTGCGTTTGCTCAAAGGCATCCTCGATTTGATTAAAAAAGATACCCAATGAACTGGACCCATGACCAACTCGAAAAGCTCGGATACAGACCCAACCCAGATGGCTCATACTCTCATTCTACAACTGCCGGGCTACACAACCCCAAGCCTCAACCGCCTGCTCGGCCAGCACTGGACCCTCCTCCAAAAAGAAAAGAAACGCGCCCGCCTCGCACTGCTCTCATCATTACGCGCTATGCCTGCCGACTCCTTGATGCCGACAATTATGCAGGCGGCTGTAAGCCACTTATCGATCAACTCCGCTACGCTCACCTCATCGAAGATGACGACCCGGAAACCATCGAAATCACGTTCCGCCAAGCCAAGTGCAAAACGAAGGCCGAAGAAAAAACGACCATCCAAATAACGCGCAGCAGTGGGGATTATAAAAGGGGGAAGACGAATCTTGTCAAGACTCGTTTTGACTGATACCGAACGAACATGAAGATCAACCCCAAACAAGAAGCCTTCTGCCAAGCCTATGCGAGCGGGCTCTCAATTACGCAAGCTTACATCCGCGCCGGTTACTCCGAAAATGGAGCAGGACAGAGCGGTGAGAAATTACTGAAAAATGCTGATATCACTAAGAGAGTGGAAGAACTCCGCTCCAAAATGGAGTCCAAGATGAGCTACAAGCGCGAGACCTACCTTGAAACACTTCGCGACCGCTTCATGGAAATGCCCCCCGAATCGGCAACGTGTGCGAAGTACGGCGAGATGCTGGCGAAGGCGATGGGATGGAATGAGCCAGAGAAGCTCGACATCGTCGGAGCGTTGGAAATCAACCTCACCATCGGTGGCCAAAATTAACATCGCCATCGTGCCTCGCCCTCAGTTGGCGAGCTACCTGCACCGCACGCAACGCTGGGCGGTCATGGTCCTCCACCGCCGCGCTGGGAAGTCGTTTGTTTGCATTCAAGACCTCATCGTGAAGGCGCTCCAGCATAAGCGCAGTGGGCCTCCACTCCGCTATGCCTATGTGGCTCCGACCCGCGAGCAAGCGAAGGACATCGCGTGGAAGTACCTTGTGCAGTTCACCTCGCAGATACCCGGCGTGGTCATCAACAAGGCCGATCTCGCGATCACCTTTCACAATGGCGCGACCATCCGACTCTACTCTGGCGAGGCGTTCGAGCGCCTGCGCGGAATTTATTTGGATGGCGTGGTTATGGACGAGGCCGCCGATCTCGATCCGGCGGCATGGGACAATGTCATTCGGCCCACGCTCACCGACTACAATGGCTGGGCGACATGGGTCGGCACGCCGAAGGGCAGGAATCTCTTCTGGAAGCAATGGAACCGCGCCTGCGCGGACAGCGAGTGGTTTTCGCTCATGCAACGGGCCAGCGAGTCGGGGATCATTCCTGCCAGCGAACTCGATGACATCCGCAAAGGCACGACCGAGAATGCCTATCAGCAGGAATACGAGTGCAGTTTCAACGTGGGCCGTCCGGGTGCGATCTATGTGCGAAGCCTCGAAAAGGCCCGCGCTGAGAAGCGGGTGACCAATGACATCCTGTGGTTCAAGGAACTTCCGACATACACCTCATGGGATGTGGGCGCTCCACTCAACCAGAAGGTGTGGATATGGCAGATGGTCGGTGACCGCATCAATTACATCGAGGCATTGAGCGGTTCCGATGAGTGCGCTACGCCAGCGGACTGGGCGGCACGGCTCAAGGCCAAGCAGTATGGCTACGGAGGGCATTTCATCCCACACGATGCCGCAGCGGAGGTCGGTGGACTCTGGCAGGAGGCGCTGGGCCGCAGCGGGCTAACTGGCGTCTGTCCTGTGCCGCGACAGATATCGGTATGGGATGGGATCAATCTCGCCAACGATGCGTTCCCTCGCATCTCGATCAATGAGTCCGGGTGCGCCGAAGGACTTGAGGCGCTCGATGCCTACCATGCCAAGGAGGAGCGCGATGGGGTCACCATCAAAGATGTGCCGGTGCATGACTGGTCATCGCACTACGCCGATGCGTTCAGCCTCTCGCACCAAGCCATCAAGCGCGGGATGGTGATTGACCGCAGCGCGATCCCACGGAAGGCCGAGCGAGGTGAGGCGACTAGAGTGGTGGCAGGGTTCCGAGGGGGTGGATTCGGAAAGGTGAGACGATAGGGGGACCCAAGAACGATTTAATAAGTCCCCTTGCCAATGAATCGCCAAATCGAACTTCAAATCCTCGACCTCTACCGGCGCTACCCGCAGCCGCGATCCTTCGCCGAGGAGGTCGAACTCACCGCATGGAATGGTGTCGTCATCAACACCGAGGATTTCTTTATGCTCGCCCGTCCGGTGGACATCCACGACCCGGAGGAACGCTGGCGCGATGCCGCCTGCACCTACCATAGGTTGTGTCAGAACTGCTGGCTGATCACAATATATTGTGGTATCAGTCAAAATAATCCTTGCCATTTTGCCCCTTACCCCCTTCCTTTGATCGCATGGAGTCGTCGAAATCGACCGCTCCGAATCTACGAAACCAGCAAAATCCAACCACGATGCGACTCATTGACCACCAAGCCAACCCCATCCTTTCGCCTGTCCTAGCATGGTTCGGAGGTGGAGCAAAGGGACCGAGTGCGGCAGAAAAGAAAGCTGCCGCTGATCAGACTGCTGCCGGAGAGGCTCGCGCAGCCAAGCAATCCGCTATGATGAAGGAGCAGATGGTCATGCAAGGGCAGCAGGCCGCTGCACAAAAGGCCGCACAGGAAAAGCAACTGGAGCAAATGCGCGTGGAGCGTGAAGCCGCACTGGCAGAACAAAAGCGGTTGGCTGAATTGTCGCAGGCGTCCATCGAAGCCAATCGACCCTCACCCGGCGCTCAAGTGGATACCAATGCACCCGATGACCAAGCTGCCGCTGCGCAGCGCCGTAGGGGAATGCGTAAAAGCATCCTTGCCGGAGAGAGCAATCAATCGGGATATGATCCCAACAAGCGCACCACTCTTGGCTAGTTTTGACTGATACCGATGAACGGCAATAACCCCGAACTCGCGGACAAGGTCATTCAGCGTCATGCTGAGTTGGTCCATCAGCGTGCGACTTGGGAGTCACTCTGGGAGGACATTGCGAAGTATGTGATGCCTCGCAAGGCGTCGATGTTCACTCAGACGACATCGCCATCCACGGATGATGAGTCGCAACTCTTCGACGCAACTGCGGTGCGGGCGAACATGATCTTGGCCAATGGTCAACTCTCATGGATGACCCCACTCGAAAGCCGGTGGTTCTCACTGGAACCTCCGAAGGCCATGGAGTCTGAGGATGAGGTAGAGCAATGGTTCAAGCGTTGCACCGAGGTCATGCAGGCTGAACTTTCGCGCAGTAATTTCTACACCGAAATCCACGAACTCTACTTGGACCGAGGATGCTTCGGGACCGCAGCGATTCTTGTCGAAGGGGGAAAGAACAACTCGCTCAACTTCACCAAGCTCGACATGGGAAGCTTTGCGATCTCCGAGGACGACGAGGGATATGTGGACACGCTCTCCCGCGAGTACGAGGTCACGGCTCGGCAGGCCGCGCTCAAGTTCGGCATCGAGAACCTCACCGAGGCGATGCGAAAGGATTTAGAGAAGCCCAACTCAAATAAGAAATTCACCTGCATCCACCTCATATCTCCTCGCGGACCGGGTGAGATTGAGGATGGCAAGCGCGATGGGGCCAACAAACCCTACGCCTCTGTCTATGTCGAGAAGGCGACCAAGCATGTCTTCCTCAAATCGGGCTTCGATGAGCAACCGTTCTTCGTCACCCGCTATCTCAAGTGGAAGAACAGCGAGTGCTACGGCTACTCCCCAAGCTGGACCGCGCTGCCGGAGTGCAAGCAACTCAACTTTCTTGAGAAGCAACTCGATTCTCTGGCAGAGATTCACGCCTTCCCTCGCATCCTCATCCCTGCGGGGTTCGATGGCGACATCGACCTGCGTGCGGGAGGCGTGACGTATTTCGATCCCAACAACCCCGGAGCGACCCCGAAGGAGTGGGGAACAGGCGGGCGCTACGACATCGGCGTCGAGCGGGCTGAGAGCAAGCGCAAGGCGATCAATGAGGCATTCCATGTGGACCTCTTCCAGATGTTCGCTCAACTCCAGAAGCAGATGACCGCCCGCGAAGTCGCGGAACGTGCGAGCGAAAAGCTCATCCAATTTTCTCCGACCTTCGCTCGTCTCACGACCGAGCTATTCAATCCGCTCCTTCGCCGGGTATTCGCGATCCTTGCCCGTGCTGGCAAGTTCCCGCCGCCACCAGAGGCTTTCCAGATGACCGGCATGGTTCCCGATCCAGAGGTCGCCTACAACAGCAGGATCGCACTTGCGATCAAGTCGCTCGAAAACGCCGCTTTCATCCGCACCAGCGAGATGCTCCTGCCCTTTGCCAATCTTCGCCCGGAGATGCTGGACAACTTTGACTTTGACGAGATCACCCGCGACATGGCCCGCAACGATGGCCTGCCAGCCCGCTGGCTCATGGATGAGGAAATGGTCGCACAGACCCGCGCCCAGCGAGCGCAGGCCGCACAAGCTCAAGCGCAGGCGCAGCAGATGGAACAGGCCGCAGCCATCGGCAAGGCCGGTAGTGTGAAGGCAGACTCGGCCATCGCTCAAATGCTCCCCGGTATGGCATGATGGCTCCCGAAGACAAAGCCAGTGCCCTTCAGCGCGAGCGTGAGCGCCAGCGCCTCACCAACGCCTACCACCGTGTATTCAATACGAAGGATGGCGCACTGATTATCGCGGACATCAAGCAGCAGTTCGCGACCGACTCGCAGGTCTTCCTGCCCGGCTACGATTTCAACCCCGTGGTCGCCGCGCTCCGCGATGGCCAGCGAGGCGTCCTCATACACATCGAGACCATGCTTCGCCGCCCCGTCATCGCGGATGGCGACATCGAAACTCCCAAACGCAAAGTCAAAAAATGAGCAAAAAAAATACCGACATCCCACCTCGCCCCGATATGGACCCCATGCTTGGAGACAAGACCATCGCGCTTGTCGAATGGCTTCGCGACTACGCCCCAGAGGAATTCCAAAAGACCTACGCCGGTCGTGAGACCCATCTCGGTTACCACCCCGAAGAGTAGGTCTGTTTTGACTGATACCATTTATGGAAGACACCACCGACACCTCCTCCGAGCAGAGTTTGCTCGACACAGGAGCCGCCACCAACGCCGAAGCGCCTAGCGCAACGGAGACAACAACCGCAACGCAACACACAGGCTACGTCAACCCGGACGGCACATTTGCCGAGGGGTGGGCGAATAACCTCCCGGAGGATTCCGCCGCCTACAAGGACACGCTCTCGAAATACAAGAGCGTTCCCGACATGGCCAAGGCGCTCGCGAATGCGAATGCGCTGATCGGAAAGAAGCTCGGTGTACCGAATGAAAAATCTTCGCCCGAAGAGGTCGCGGCATTTCGTCGTTCGCTCGGGGTTCCCGATTCCATTGAAGAGTACAAGTTCGCTCCCGATGCGCTCCCAGAGGGCATGACGTGGGATGACAACAACGTCAAAAACTACGCTGAGATCGCGCACAAGCACAACATCCCGCCATCCGCGATGAAGGCGCTCGTCACCGAGCACGCGAAGATGGAGCACTTCAAAATGCAGGGCATGCAGGCGCAGATCGAGAAGCAGCATGTCGAGGCGGTCAACACCCTCAAGAAGGAGTGGGGTGGGGAGTTTGACAAGAACATCGGCCTCGCCAAGCAAGCGGCCAAGCTCGCGGGCGTGAATGCCAACTCACAGGGATTCGCAGACCCCGAAGTCGTGCGGGGCTTTGTGCGCATGGCTCAAATGATGAGCGAGGACAAGGTCGGACGCTCGATGAGTGGCTCCGAGTTTATGACCGGCTCGGCACGCGCCAAGGACATCATGAGTAATCCCGACAACTCTTGGCACAAGCGTTACATGGAGGGCGACCGCGAGGCAGCGACCCTGGTGACCGGCTTGCTCAAGCAGGGATGACAATTTCGCGGGGTGGAGAAAAGGTATCTTGCAAGGCCCATACCCTTGAGTTCCGGGTTCGACTCCCGGCCCCGCAACTTTTCTGAAAATATGTTTTGACTGATACTCAATCGGGCTGAAACGTAAGACCGTCAGAGCAGACACCTCCTCGTTGAGCCTGCTCCCTAATACCCGCCGCCGCTGACCCCACACGGGACACTCGGAAAGCGAAGGGAGCAGAACAAATCCATCAGTTTCGACTGATACCAACCCAACTCAACCAAAGGAATAAAATGGCAGACTTAAACGGCGTTCTCACGAACGTACCCAATCACTACACAACCCAGTTCGATAGCAACTGGAAACACCTCGTTCAGCAAAAGAACAGCAAGCTGAAAGAATACGTCACCATCGATTCAATCGAAGGTAAGGAGAAATCCTACAATCAAATCGACGCAACCTCGATGACGCAGATCACGGATCGCTCACGCGACACCCGGATCAGCGATCAAGCGATGGCCAAGCGTTGGATTCGCCCGCAGCAATACGACTGCGCCAAGCTCGTAGACGAGTGGGACGAGCAACTCCTCGGTGAGGTTGTCCTTCCGACTAGCCCGATCATCCAATCGCACGCTCAAGCTTATGCTCGTACCTGCGACACGATCATCATCGGTGCTCTCGGCGGAACGGCCTACACAGGCACGACCGGAACAACGGCGACTGTATTGCCAGCAGGCCAGAAGGTCGCTGTCAACTATGTCGAAACCGGCACTGCTGCCAATAGCGGACTCACTATCGCCAAGCTCCGTGCCGCGAAGTTCCTCTTTGACAGCAACGAAATTGACGAGGAAGAGGAGCGCATCATGGTGGTCAGCGCCAAACAACTTCAAGACCTGCTCCGCACGATTGAAGTCACAAGCCAAGACTACAACAGCGTTCGCGCTTTGGTGGACGGTCAACTGAATACCTTCATGGGATTCAAGTTCCGCCGCAGCCAACTCCTCGGCAAAGTCTCCACCGTTCGTTCCTGCTACGCCTACGTCAAGTCGGGCGTGATCTTGGCCGAGCGTGGACTCAAGACTCACATGGACGTCCGCACGGACCTCTCGCACTCCCTTCAAATCCGCTCCGTGGCCAGCCTCGCCGCTGTCCGCATGGAAGAGAAGAAGGTCGTCGAGATCGCTTGCGACGAAGCTTAAAAAAAGCACCCCGCTGGCAGACCGGGACAATGTCTGCCACCCACTTTTTAACTCTCTCTACCTGCCTCAATGACGGACGTTCAAATCTGCAACTTGGCCCTCGCTCGACTTGGTGATGCTCGTATCACTTCGCTCGCCGATGCGACCGCACAGGCGCAGTATTGCACGCTCTTCTACACGCAGACGGTCGCTGAACTCCAATCGGAGTTCGATTGGCAGTTCTGCCGCAAGCAGGTCAATCTCACCACCGCCACGACCCCGCTCGGTGGCTACACCTACCAGTACGCTCTCCCTAGCGATTACATCCGTGTTTTTCGTGTCGAGAATATCGATGAGAGCGAGAACTTCGGACAATGGGAAATCCTCGGCACTTACCTCCAAACCAATTTCGCCTCTCCCGTCACGTTGGATTACATCGCCAACATCACGGACACCACCAAGTACCCTGCGATCTTCACTGAGCTTCTGGCCGTCAAGCTCGCAGGCGTGCTTGCCATGCCACTCACCGGCAGCAAAGACCTCTTCAAGCAATGCGTGGAACTCTACATGGCCATGCTAGGCAAGCCTGCCTTTGCTCTTGCCACCGAGAAGACCCAAGCGGCCCGAACCACGACTGGTGCTCTCACCGCAACTGAGATTTGCCGTCAAGCCATCCTACGAGTCGGCAGCGCCCAACTCTTTGAACCCTACGGCGAACCCATGGCGCTCGCCCAGTCTTTCTACGAGGTCACCCGCGACGAACTTCTCTCCGACTTCCAGTGGTCGTTCACCCGTTCCCAAATCTCCATCTCTAAGGATGCCGCTAATCCCACGACCGGGTACGCATACCGCTACGCCATCCCAGCAGGGACGGGGCAGATCATCCGGGTCAACAACATCGACGATGCCGACAACACCGCAAAGTGGGAAGTCGTCGGTGGCTACATCCACACCGATCTCGTGACCCCCATCGTCGTGGACATCACAACCAAGGTCACCGACCCCACTAAGTTCCCGCCCATCTTTGTCCACATCCTCACCGTCACACTCGCAATCAAACTAGCCAGCATCGTTGAACCGAACAACTCACCATCCAAATGAAATCCCAAGAACTCTTTCAAGAACTCCAGTTCCTTATGTCCAAGCCTGCCCTCCTTGAGGCAGTCGAGGCAGTCGCCAACTACTCTGGCACACTCACCCCAACCGCAAGCGAGATCATCCGTCAAGGAGTCATGCGTGTGGGCAGCGCCGATGCCTTCAAGCAACAAGGCCAACCCTTTGTTTTTGCGGCCAAATTCTACGCTCAGACGGTCAAAGAAATCCTCTCCGAGTTCAACTGGCAGTTCGCTCGCAAGCAAACAACGCTTTCTTCCCCGGCAACTTCACTTACCAATTATGACAATGCTTACGCACTTCCTGCCGACTTTGTTCGCGCTGTCCAGTTCGGCGGCATTGATGGCAGTGAAAACTATGGCGAGTGGGAAGTCTCTGGAGGGTCGATCCATTCCAACCTCGCGGCATCACAAGTCCTCGATTACATTTCTACACCCGTAGACGACACCAAGTATCCCGCCATCTTCTTTGAGATGGTCGTGGTCCGGCTTGCCTACAAGCTCGCCATGGCGCTCGGCATGGGAGACCAAGCGATGGCCGCAGCGAAGGAGATGGAATCCTTTGCAACAAGACCATCGCTCATCAAAGAAACCGAATCCGCTGCCGCGCCACGGTCCACCAGCGCGATTGCGACCAAAGCCGAAATCTGCAAGCAGGCAGTCATGCGACTGGGTTCCTCTGGCGCATTAAGCCAGACCGGAGCACACGCTTCGATATTTTCCAATTCCTTCTACGAGCAAGTCCTAGAGGAACTCCTCTACGAACTCCCATGGGCTTTCGCCAAAAAGCAGGTCAGCATCACCGCTAATGCGAGTGCGCCAACCCAAGGCTACGCCAAACGCTACGCTCTTCCTGCTGATTTCATTTCCCTCATCCGAGTCAACCAAATCGATACGACTGAAAACTTCGGCCAATGGGAAATCGTCGGTGGGTTTATTCATACCGACATCGGTAGCCCCATCATCATCGATTACACGGCCAACATCACCGATGTGACAGCGTTTCCTTCGCCTTTCATTGAAGCTCTCATTGCTCGCCTTGCGGCGAAGATCGCCCTCCCTCTCACAGGCAAGGCCGAAATCGCAACGGCTATGGTCGCCGTAGCCGCAGAATCGCTCAATCGCCCGACGATCAAAATCCTCATCGAAAAATCGGCAAAACCACGATCCACATCCTCGGCTAACTCGGTCTCAGAAATCTGCCGCCAAGCCATTCTCCGGGTGGGAAGTGCCGATGTCTTCAAGCCCTACGGCGAACCCATGTCCATCGCGACATCGCTCTTCGATCAGACTCGCAATGAACTCCTCGCCGACTTCGACTGGCAATTCGCCCGCTCGCAGATCACTTTGGCAGCAGACGCAACCCCACCCGCATTTGGTTATACCAATCGGTATGCCCTTCCTTCACCTACACTCAAGGTGCTTCGCGTCAATGGGGTCGATGAGGATGAAAACTTTGGCAAATGGGAAATTGTTTCCGGTTATATCCACACGAATTTTACGTCGACCATCCAACTGGAGTACACCGCCATCGTTTCCGATGCGACCAAGTTCCCGCCGGTCTTCGTGAACATGCTCACGGTCAGCTTGGCCATCAAGCTTTCCCAACTCATGGAATCCCAATCCACGCCTGCGCCCCGCCAATAAATGAAATCCGAGGAGTTATTCAAGGAACTCGCTTTCCTCGCGGCCAAGCCCTCGCTTAAGAGCGCGGTCGAGACCCGTGCCTCCTCGCGCCCGTCCAGCACGCTCACCGAGGACGAACTCTGCCGACAGGCGATCTTGCGGGTCGGCACTGCCGAGCAGTTCGGCCCCTCCTCGCAGGCGATGCTCCTTGCGAAGTCGCTCTACCCGCAGGTACGCGATGCCCTGCTCCTAGCCGGATCGTGG